AAGAAAATAAGGATCTAAAAATTACCATCAAGAAAACTGGAACTGGCGAAGATAAACCAGCAAATAAACCAGCAGTTGATAAGGGATTTGAAGATCAATTTTAGGGGAAACAAATGCAATATGGCTTAACTGAAAAGCAACTAAAACTTTTTAAGTTTATTAAGAGCTATATTTCTAAAAAAAACATATCGCCATCTTACGATGAAATGAAGGTGGCGATAGGTGCAAAATCCAAATGTGGAATTTATGCTAGAATTAAACAATTAGAGGAAAGAGGATGGATAAAAAAACTACCAGGAAAAGCAAGAAGTATCCAAGTAATAAAATGACAAATGCGGATATGTTTAAACCAATGATTTACGATAGTTTAGAAACCCAGGTAGACGGCAATCATTATAAAGCCATGAAGATCCAGCCAGCACAATTTATAAACGAAAATAAACTACCATTTGCTGAAGGAAATGTTATAAAATATACTTGTAGACATTCAAAAAAAGGCAAAATTCAAGACATCAATAAAGCCATTCACTATTTACAAATGATTAAAGAAAGAGATTACCCCGATGGGTAAAGTTGAAAAATTCTGGTCTGGTTCTGTTTCATTTACAGCTACAGAAACCTTTAAAGATCTGGATGCTGCGGTTAAAGCTAGTGTGCCAACTACCGCAGCTAAAATAGTAATTGATGAAAAAACTATCAGTTACGATTTCAATAGGATGAAGGAGGTTAGTAATCCAAATGATAACACACTACGAACACCTGGGAACAAAGATCCAGGAGAAAGAAAAGGAGAGAAAAAAGTTGAACAGAAAAATAAATAAGTTGTTAAAAGACGATACTGTTCATCCAGCTATTGCTGCTCTTTCTAAACAAAGTCATTCAAAGCTGATTGATATAATTACTTTGAAAGACGAACAAAGTAAATTACCAGGTTAAACTGGTACTTTATAACCATTCTAAACTAATTGAATATTAGTAATACCCTTCCTACGCCTAAATTAATTTGCTTAATTGTCAATTAATTAATTCTACGGCATTGACAAATTGACAAATATACCTATATTAATAATGTATGGTAAAAAACTTAAAAAGATACAAGTTCGCTACTTTCTCTGCTTTAGAGAAATACTTTACAAAAATAATCCTTCCACAAAAAAATAAATCTTCAAAAGTTATCGGCAAGGTTTTGCTTGTGTGGGATAAAACAAAAAAGGAGGCTGCATAGTGAACCACTTAACAAATGTTAATTTGTTCAAACAATTAGATTACCCAAGTTGGAGTTTTTATGAGTATGGAGATATGGGTATTACAATCAAAAAAGATAACGAAGTTACTAACTGGAAAAAATATTTACAAGCCAATATGAATGCTGGTTTGTTTGGTACTGGTTACAAAGTTGAAACTTATAAAAAATTAGATGGTGTTAAAAAAACTGTCGTTAATAAATTTAACTTAAAGGAGGCTGCGTGATAATTACAAAACCACATCCAAACATTATCAGAATTTATTTAGATGATGTTAAAGAAAAACCAAAAGCTCTCAAATATTTGCAAGAGCAAGGCTGCGTTAAAACTAAATATGTTGAACCATTTTTAGTTGCTGCTCCAGAATATTTGGGTCAATTAAAGGAGGCTGCTTAATGAATAAACTATATCAAAAATGCAAAGCTAAATATGATGCAGAAGTTTCCCAGGGAAATAAAAATCCCTATGTTTCAATTTCTGCTACAGAGTTAGCAACTTTAATTCTTGAAGGTATTAAAAAGAAATATCCTCAATACAAGTTTGCAAAAAAGAGCGCATATTTTGCGGGAGGATGTTCTGTAGATATTTATTTACAAGATGGTTGGAAAAAAGGAGTTACCAAAGAGCAAACAGATGAAATGAATAAGTTTGTTGATACTTATTCTGGTGCTGGTTTTGATGGCATGGTTGATTACAAATACTATGAAGATATTTGGTTAATGCCAGATGGATCTGTTGCTGCTGCTGATAACTCTGGCGGTGGAGCTGTTACTGGTGGAGTTGTTCAAGGTTACGATTATCCAAAACCAGTTGAGCAAGCAGTTAAGATTTCTTCTGGAGCCTGGGTAACTTTCCATAAAGATCCAAAATATGGCAGTAAAGATTATGCTCCATGGTGGGAGCAGAAGAAAAAAGAATATGCAGAAAAAGAAAAACAACAACAGAAAGGAGCTGCATAATGAAAAAACAATTACCAAAAAATATTGCTGTTGTTCATAAAGCATTTGAAGATGAACCAGTACATATTGCAAACTATACAATCTCTGGATCTGACAGACACTACTGGGAAATCGGAGAATTAACTGAGCATGATGTTTGCGAAAACATTTGGAGAGCTACACAAAATGTTAATGACAGCTGGAGTAATCCAGATTGTGTTGGAGAGTACGATGTTAATGTTGATAACGATCCAAACATAGATGTTCTTGTTCCTTTACCAGTTGTTAAAGGAAAAAAGATGGGTCATAGATCTACAAGCATGAATGATCTTGTTGTCTTTGAATTTAAAGATGGCACTCAAAAAACTTATAGAGCTGCGGCTGTTGGATGGGTTTGCGAAATGTACTCAAAGCCAGATGTTCAATTTTCACAATTAAAGAAAGGAGCTGCCTAATGGCACTATTAACTGAAAAAGAAGTAAGAGCTGAGTATAACGAGCAAAGAAAAGATCCAGTATTTGCAGAATGCTGGTCTAGTAATGATTATGATTTTTATGAGTGGTGTTCTCAATATTTAGATTACCAACATATAAAAAATCCTAAATTAGAAGAAATGAAAGGAGCTGCTTAAATGAAATTTCAAGTTCAAAGAGTTAATAACTCTAAGGGTCATCTTATTTATTGGAAGGTTGTTGGTTATGAAGGTAAACAAAAAATTACCGTTAAAGAAAATGGAGAAACTGTTAAGTTTCAACCAAATCAAAAAAGACAAGCTAATATATATAAAGATAGTTTAAAACCAGAAGAAATTAGTTTACCTGGTGGAAGAGTTAAATTTGAAAATGCTTTTTTAGATTATTTTAAGTATTTAAAAAACGATAAACTTAACCAGGAAGAAAGTAACCATGTTAAAATTAGCCTGTTAAAGCTCCATATCCAGCCGTATATTAACAAAGTCTGGGTTAATGAGTATATCTTAGCAGATTTTTTAAAGTATACCCTTCCAAGAGTTAATAGCAGTAAAAAATGGGTTAATAGAAATAAAGGAACTTTAATTCAATTAAATAAAACCATTGGTAAAAAAACTATTAAATATGCTGTTGCAGAATTTAAGTTATTTTTAAAATACTGCAAAGCAAATAAATGGCATATAGACGAAAGTATTTTAGACTTTCAATTCCATAAAAATTTCTTTCAACAGGTTCCAAAAGATTATTGGATCCCACAATATGCAAATGTTGTTAGATTATGTAATGAAGAACACGATATAAAAATGAAAGCTCTTTATAGATTGGCAGCTGAGACAGGTGCTAGACCAAATGAAGTTGTTGCAATCTGTTATAATGATGTAGATTTTGATAAAGGATTAATTCACTTTAGACACTCTTTAGATAAAAAAAGTAATTTTAGAGAAAACTTTTTAAAGACCGACAGCTCCAGAAGATCCGTTGAGGTGTCAGATCTTTGTTTAAATATATTAAAATTACATATGCAGAACCAGATTTTTCCTAAAAAAGAAGGTTTATTAAAAAGAGTATTTAATATTACTAAAGGAAGAGCTTATAAAAAAATTAAACAATCTACTAAAAAACTGGGTATTGATTGGCAAGAAGGATTTGCTGTGTTTAGACCGTTCAATAGTTCTTTAGTTAGAGACATGAAAATTCTTACTGATAAACAATTCCAAGATAGATATGGCTGGACTAATCTAAAAACATTTGGAAAGTTTTATCAAAAGGATCTTAATATGAATAAGACAAAAAGACTAGCTGCCATAAACAATCTAATAAAAGGATAAAATATGGATGCACTACACTATAAAGGAAGAATTGCAAAGTTTCTCTTTGCATTTAGGTATCTTGATAAAATAGTTGATAACGGTAACGGTACACAATCAAGATTACCAAAGCGTAAGAACCAGACGGTTCATGCTAAAGCACAGGGTAAAACTTTTCAGCAAGTACAAAAACAAGAGAAGGGATTAAATGGAATACCAGCTCACGACTTGTTTTTATTATTAAAAAAGGAAGGTTACGATATAAACTTAATGTATCAAAGTAATCCAGAAGAGGTATTGCAAAAGATAAATAAGAAATATCATCCTTTAATATTAAAGCATTTTGCTAAAGTAGATGAAAATATGGAACAGGAAAGAAAGCTACAGGAGCAATATAAAAATATGCTGCCAAAGTTAGAACGGGAGCTTGCACATCAATCAACATGGGAAGGAGGTAAATAATGATTTTGTGTGATTATGTTATGACTGGTAGAGTAAAAAGTTTTAGCGGAAATACAATACCAGAAATACACAAAAAATTTTTAAATGGTTATAAAGAGGCAGAACACGATGTAAGAAAAGTTGAGATATTTAAAGTAAATGTAGATGCAAAAGAATTTGCTATGGTTTTAGAATATCAACTTTATAAAAATAATCTTGTTTCAGCTAACTTTTCAGTTGATGAAATGCACTCTATGATAATGAAAAAAAATAAAACTTTAAATTAAATAAATAAAATGGTGGGGAGAAATCCCCACTTTAAAATATGACAATGAAAAAAGATCTTTATGTTTGGGTAGTAAAAAATGGTTCTAAAAGACCAAAAAAAATTAAATTAAAAAAATTAATTAATACTCTTAATCTTGAATTATTTACTAAAAAATTCTTTGTGAATGAAGAAGAAGCTAAACAATATATTAAAGGAGGTAAATAAATAATAAGTTAAGAAAGATTGGCGGGGATCCATACTCCCCGCCTATAATAATTCACTCCCCACTTTACTCCCCACCTAAAAAAAAATATTAATTATCAACACTTTTATTAGAGGAGCGATAGCATTTGAACCTACCGTTAAAATCTCCGATTTGTATTGTTATATAACAGTTTCTTTCTTAAATTGTATAAAAAGTATTAACAAATATACCTATAAAATAACCTTTTAAAATAGTGAAGTTTCTATTTGATACCACCTTTTACTCCCCATATACTCCCCAATTTAAAATTGTCTGGGTGTAGCGAAGCCTGGTATCGCATCTGCTTTGGGAGCAGAGGATCGGAGGTTCAAATCCTCCCACCCAGACCACTATTCAAAAGTCTTATCCAAAGCTCTCTGGTTATCATCTTCTTTCATACATTGATAATGAGCTTTAGTCTTATCAGCGAATGCTACAAAGCTCTCTTGGTTCGTCATTTCCTTATTACAATAGCGGCATTTTCCTATATCAATTATAATAGTTTTAGATTTTACCCATGTCTTTTTCTTTTGTTTTTGCATTTGCATCTAGGAGTTTGCCAGGCAAAGAGCCATTCATTAAATTTATCTATACCGCCAAAAAATTTTAATAAAATTTTATCAATTAGCATTGTTTTTATTCCATTATTAATTTAGTTATTTTTTTTTCTCCCATATAAACTTCTATCTCTGCTTTAGATTTAATACATTTATATTGAACTCTATCTCCAGATTTTAATTGCCTCTCGGCTATCCTCTTCCCTTTTAAGCATTTGCTTAAACTATCTTGTATTCTGTGTTCTTTTATTTCGTGATCTACAATTAATAAAAGAGCTATTACTGTTTCTATCATTAGTTATAACTATACCCTGTGTTTGAATTTTCTAATTTTTTAAATAAATCTTCGTGTTGTTTCATAATCTCTTCATCCATATCAAACATTTCATCCATCTTCTGATCTATTAATGTTAGCTGCATTTCTAATCTTTCAACTTTATCTTCAAGAACTGCTTGACCCGTAGATAGTTCAAATGTTCTGGAAAGCGACCAGCCTCCTAAAGCAATTAATAATCCAACCAATAATGTTAATATTTTTTCCA